CGGTAGGTTGTTATATCAAATCGAAAAAAACCTTTAAAAACAGCATATTGCAAACAACAAAACAACAACTAACCCCCTGAAAAATCTCGTGAATAGCGAAATCCTGCGCGGACGTCGCCCCGTAACGGGTCGGATCCCCGGAAAGGACCCGCGAAGATAATGATTATCACTCAGATGATGCGCCGCCATCGGCGTCGAGCACATTTTCGGGGATCCGATTCGCTAGCGGCTCGTTCTCAAACACACTCAGGCCATTGAAGCCCAGCCACGTAGTGCCCTGACTGACGTTGCCCGCGATAAACTCCAACACATCACTCATCAGCTGGCCGACAACGGCCTGCGTATTGCTGCGCCAGTAGCTTTCTATAGCCACCAGAAGCGGGTCCGAGCCATCCTTAATGCTTTGCTCACCGACCACATACGTCTCCTTTTTCGAGTTGTCAGTAATACAAAGCAGCTGCGATGTTTGAACAGCATCAGCATTTGCTGCATTGATTTGCACCGTGATGATGGCTGTTTTACTGCCATCGTCGTTGGTGCTGGATGCATAGAACATCGACAAGGTTAAATCATTGCGTTTGTACATTGCGGTTACTCCGGTAGCGGTTACGTTTGCGTTTGCGTTTGTGCGGCGCCGGCTGGCTCTCGCTTTGCTGCGCGGGGATCAGCTCGCCTTCCTTCGCTACTGCTTCCGTATTGTGCTCAATAGCTTCAGGAGCAGCCGTGGAGTTGGGCTGGTGCAGCTCGCCACCCTCTTCAACTTCAACCTTGAAGTAGGGGTTATGGTTCTTTTCGTGGCGGAAGTGCAACGCCGATAACGGCAGATCCATATAGGACCGGCCGTTATATTCAACGGCCGTCAGCACGCCATCGACATATTCGATTTTGAGAGTATGCATTTGTCGCACTCACTGAATGATATTGGATTAGATTGATTCGGGGGGCTTCTGGCAGTTTGCCTGCCACGCCATGTTGTGCGCGAGAATGTCTCGCTTGGTCTGGTTGTCCATCACCTCTATATCATGGGCGGTCATGTATAATGGTTTAACCCAGTCGCAGGCCGTATCAACGACCACCGGGGCGGGTCCAGTTGTCACGCAACTGGCGATCAACATCACTATCAGACTGACGCTTAACAGCTTCCTGAACATCGCTGGCCCCTTTCGTTGCCTCTACCCTGCGTTGAGCCGCAACCTCTGTGGCCGCCGCACGCTCTTCTGTACTTTGCTCTTTGGCCTTTGCCTCCGCTTTGCTGCTCCCGCGAACGTGACCCAAGCCAAATGCCGCCGCGAGCATCGCCAGCACAGTGGCAATGGCACCGAGGATGGTTTCTATGCTCATCGTCAGCACCCTAATACGGATTTGGCTTTTGCGAACCGCTCACGTCGATCGGCAATGCCGTTCTGGCCTCCGTTGATGATTTGCGTCACGCGGACGATATCACCGCTGTACACCAGGCAACCCTTCGCAGCAAAGAACCATGCCGCGCTGCGGGCCGCATATTCGTCCTGAGCCAGTAGCTCGGGTGTGGCTACCAGATCGACTTTCAATGCATTGCCGCAATCGCGGTAATTAGTCTTGCCGGTGATCTGGATAAGCCCGCGGCCTCGGTAGCTCCAGCCGTCAGTCGGCCCTGTATTTCCGTTTCGCTTGCTGTAGACCAGGTTCGCAATGGCTCGTTGGCGTTCCAGTGGCAACGACTTCTCGTAGGACTTGCGACCCAGAGCGCTGGCCTGGTCAGGGGTGATGCGTTTTGCACGAATAAAACCTGCCAGCCCGCCAGTGCTGTAATTGAAGCTCTCCACCAGCAACGTAAAACCACTGGATTCATGCCCTACCTGAGCAATAAACATCGCGGTATCCTCAACAGCACTGATACCAAACTGGCTCATTGCGGCATCAATATGCGGAAACCAGCGCGCAGCCAGGCCGGCGCTTATACCTGCCGCCTTCTGAAATTGTTGTTGATTCATTAGTGCCTCAGAACGTCTACGATCCGTGCCACGTTGCCCCTGACAACCATCAGCACAGACAGAAAAATGATATTGGACCCGATAGTGGCCCACGATGAATGGGGATAAATGCCGCACAGGTATGCCAGCGGCACAGCGCTGTATATGACCGTAATTAGCCATGCGAGCCGTGACACCCACGGCCTGTGCCGGGCATCACCCCGGCGATAGAACATCAGTGAAACAACAACACCAGCGCAGAGCAGTGCGTTTATTGTTGCAGTGGGGTCATTTAGGACCATCAGAACCTCCTCGACGCGTGACGATCGCCACCAGCGATGAAATGTCCTGGTTGTTGAGGAATGTAAGCACCTTTACAGCAAGTGCGGAAACAAACACGGCGCCCAGCGCGTCGAGAGGTTTATCGTTATAACCAGTCCAGTCAGCCAGCTTTGCTCCCACGAGCCCTGCGCAGAGTACTCCGGCGATAAACGAGACGACAAAGTAGCCCAGGCGCCGAGGAGCGCTCAGGTCTGCCGCTGTCGCTATGTAGAATACAGCCCCGGCGAACGCGCCAAAAACAACCCCATAGTCAGTGCCTGTCAGTAGTCCATAGACACTCGCCCCGGTCAGCGCGCCAGTTGTAACGCCGGTGCCAGATATCGGATCGGACATCGGTCCCCCTCATTGCTGTGAATCCTCTCAATCAGAGGGGAAATGATTCAGGCCGCAGGCTCCTAGCGTCACGGCTCATCTGAAATTTTTAGCCTGGGCCTGAAATGAAAAAACCCCGCCGGGCGGCGAGGTTCTGAAGGTTTTAAGTTCGTGTCGAAGTGACCACTCTTAACACGCTACACCATAAAATGCGGACCGCGTTAATGATTTAATAGGAAAAATAATGTATTTTCGGTTCCTTCGCGCCGGGTCGACTTTTTCTTAACTCGGGAGCATACACATAGCATTGAGGGCGCCACTTTGGCTCAGGAAGAAATCCTCGTAACAACAGAAGAGCAAGCATATCAACTGATTGAAAGCTACATGGCCGGTAATGCACTGCCAGAGCATATTTCCTTTGATGGATGGCCCAACCTTTCGTTTCGCCTCGAGGGCGAAAACTTCAATCAGAGCTTGACGCCCTCGGTAATGAAGGGCTTCATAGAGATGCAGGCCCAAATCAACAGAGCCTTCGCTCTAGCAAAGTTTGGGATACCCGATCCAAGGAAACTTACCAAAGAAGATCGAGAAGAGCTTGAAATAAAAGTAGAAGTTAAAAAAGGCTCATCCCTCTTAACGGTCGATCTTAACGGATTTTTAACAAAGCTATCGCACGAACTTGTTGGAAAAATGAGCGCACAAGAAATAATGGTCACGGTCATAAGCGCCGCTCTAATCTGGGGAGGCGTATCAATATTTAGACGCTACCTTGACAACCGCAAGGAAGTGCGTCTTGCCGAGCTCAATAAAGATGGTGATAAAGAAAACCTAAGAACGCTACAAAGCATGAGTGAGGAAGAGACGAAACGCATTCAAATAATGGCTAACTTCATGAAAGAAAAACCATTGCTTGACAATATGGACAGGATGGCATATGACGCTAAAAGCGAGATTGTCAAATCCTTTACTCGCGCTGATAAAACTGAAATCGATGGAATCACTATTGACGCTGAAACGGCCAAAGATCTAACTACTAACGCTAGAAAGCGCTCTGCAGAGATGCGTATAGACGGCATCTATCGAATTGAAGAGGTCAACAACACTGACCCTGAAGCTTTTAAGGTCAAAGTTCGAAATGTTAAAGATGGACAGCGTTTAACTTGCCTTGTCCAGGATATTTTTTTGGATGAGTCGGGAAATAAAGAGGCCCTTCAGCAGGCGGAGTGGGAAAGAAAGCCTGTTCACTTAAGCATCAACGCCAAACATATCGACGGTGATATAAAGTCCGCAATTATACTGTATGTCAAGGATGTTACGATGAAGCCCGAGTAAACGGGCTCCTGTTTTATGCGCTGACTTGTTCTTCCATTTCCAGCCGGATGCCTAGCATAGACAGGCATCCATCAATGAACCCTTCAGCCATCTGGATTTCTATACGTATAAGTTTTTCGTCTTTCTTTCTCACCTTCGCTATCTTCCTCTTCGATACCCCATAGAGGTAATGGGCCACCAGCAAATTATGCTCATAGGGTTTCCTGTCCCTGAGCCTTGCCAGGCATCCCTCGATAATCAGCGCGTCATCATCGGTGCAGGCCAAGCGGGTTTTACCGGTTGGTGGTAGCAATCCTTTAAACCCCGCAGCTATATGAGAATAGTCAACTCCAGAACTATCCATTGCGGCCCAGCCACCCCAGCGTTCGAGAACCAAAGAAATATTGCGCATGCTTTCTCCACTGAATTACGCCAGCACGCCGATTGCCAGCGCGCGATCTATAAAACGGAACCACAGCTCAACCTGTGAGCCGTACTTCTCTTCGAATGCCACGGTGTCAGCGTGTAACGCGTCGTGATGTGCTCTGCACAGCGGTATCACGAACAGGTCATGCGATTTGGTACCCATACCACCCATACCGTGGCCGATGATGTGGTGGGGATCGTCTGCCGGCTGGTTACAGCAGACGCACTGCTGAGACTTAACCCAGCGGGTGTACTTCTCGTTAACCCAACGGCGCCGCTTTGGCTTCAGCATAAATGCCTCTGGCGTCTCCGGGTCAACATTGAGAGCCAGAACCTTTTTGGCCTTTTCCTGCAGGATCTCGGTTACCGGCGGTCCGGGAACAATGTCGCATTCCCTCATCACAGGCTTGTGTTCTTCCTCGGGTATGCGCAACGCTTTTCGGGCAGCGCTTTCCGGGATCACATCACCCAGGTTATTCCTGACCAGCCACCAGCACAGCTCGGGATACGTCAGTGTGTGGTCTTCGGAAAATCCCAGGTCACGGAGCATTGTCTCTATCAGCCAGGATACCAGGTTTTTGCGGGCGATTGTTGCCAGAGACTCGGCAAAACACTCCCTTAATTCGTTGTCGCAAGCCCAGCAAAGACGGATGCTGCCAGGGGCATGCCGCATAACGGTGTAGTGCTCTGAATGCCAGGAGGCGTGTGGCCACTGGCACTCCAGCTTTTGCTCCAGCCAGGCATCGAGAGAGGAAATCCCGCCTGCGGTCAGAATCACCCTCTGGTTCTCTAAAATCGGCAGTAGCGCAGGGTCATCCTGCAGCAGTTGAATGGCCGGCGGAACTGAGCCAGATGGGTGCTCAGCTAGATCTGCCGGGACGGGAGATATCATCACCCTACCCTGCCTGAACAGGCTCATAACCTCTGAGCCAGGCTTGAACATAACTATGCCGAGGCGGTTTGATATGTCCGGGGTCAGTATTGCTCTCACGCAGCATGCCCCCGAGCCAGGTGCTCAGTCCACAGACCGCCGATCCATCGCACGCCCTTGGCAGTAAACCGCGACTGGCTGAACGCATAGTTTGATGCGTTAGTGGTGCCAGTCTTCACCTCGAACCGGCCAGCCTCGATATGCTGATGGTACGGCGTCAGTACGTTGTTAAGCCGGTACATGATGTGGCTGTCCAGCAGGAACAGGCGAAATTCCGGCTCTTTGGCATTGAGCAACTTCGCTACCTGGCGGAACGTCATTGAACCGGTGGCTGTCACGTACCGGTCAACAAATTCTGCTTTCGGCGCCGCGATGGCCAGTTCGCTGCTGAGTCGCTCCTTCTGCTCTTCAAGTTCGGCAGCGAGTCTGAGCGCTTCGGAAAATGACTGCGGTACCTGCCCGCGCTCCAGTTCCTGCCAGCGATCAACAACAGCCGCGGTAAACTCGGGTGACAGCCGGGCAACAATTACCAGTGAATCCCGCTTGTTAAACCATAATTCCTCATACCACTGCCCATTTTGTTCATGCTGATAGGGGGTGTGCGCCAACGGCGCGCTTAAAATTCCACCAGCTGCGAGTCGCTCTGCAGAGCGTTTCACGTCACTGTGTTTGCTCTGCACCAGCCTTGCTATTTCACGGCTCGACATGGTCACGGTACCGCCGGTCATGCTCATTAACTGTGTCATGCGTTATCTCCGTTGGTCAGGCGGCTGCACCCGCCGGTTCGTATTTCGTGATGGTGATGTCCACTTTCCCTCCGGGCGTTACCGGCCCCCACTCCACCTGCATCCGCTGTACCTGGCTGTCGTCTTCCCACACCCCGGCGTGCGTCAGTGCGTCAAACAGCGCCTTGTTGTAGTTGTCGATGTCCCGGCGGCGCTTGTCGGGCGGGAACAGCACGATATCCACTGCGGCCGGTTCGGATGATGGCTTGGGTAAGCGGCGCAGTTGCTCAATGATTGCTGCGCACGCGGCGCTCTGGAACGCGCGGCCTTTCGCGCTAATGAGGTGGCGACCTTTCAGCGGGCCCAAATTAGGCGCCCGCCAGTATGTGTTCACGCTGGGCGGGAATGGCAGGGTTAGGCGCATGGATTCTCCTCGTGCAATTCCAGCCAGTCCAGGGCGTGCTCTCTGGCGTATTCGTCGCCGTCCACCAGCGCGCGGACCAGTGAAATTACATAACCGTCCGGATTGCCTGAAATTTTGTTGATAACAATGCCGCGTGACTGGTTCGGTATGATGGTGATAGCGCCCTTGCGCTGCAGCGCGCGCAGGAGATCGGCTGCTGCGTTGTGCGAACTGGCGCCCATCATCACCGCCAGCTCGGAATTAGTCGGCGGAAACCCATTCCGGCGCTGATATTCAACGATCATGTCCAGGACCTGCTGCTGCCTGTTCGTTAACTCACTCACTGTCCACCCCGAAACGGCCGTTCTGCCGGCCGATGATGCTGTTGAACTGAATCAGGCTGATGCCCATAGGCTTAATCACCTCGTGATGCCGCCGCAGGATCGGCGGTACCACCTGATTCCATGACGGCCTGGGCTTCACCCGCATTGCGGCTTTGATATCCGCTGTGCAGCGGCGGGCCTGAGCCTGCGCCGCGTTAATCTGCTCCTGGGTTAGCTTCATTGGGTAGTGCCCTCTACAAGCTTTCTCCTAACCATAACCTTGTAATACGCATCAACCTCACCGGAGGAACCTTCAGGAATACCCCAATCGATGAGTCCCGCCTGCCAAAGGCGGACACACCTGAAGTGGACCCTGTTAATGCCATCAAACATTGGATTGAGCCATGATACCCAAACGCCAATATCCATTTTTTCCAATACCTTAAGGTCGTGTTGAGTCAGATTTTTTATATCGAGTGCAATATTTGGGGTGCATATTTTCATTGAGCGGCCCACCTTCCATCGATGTAGGTTATAGATGGACCCTCACTTTGATTTCCCCAGTGGTCCCAGCCAGGCGCTGCGCTGCGGCTAAATAGCTCGATGCGCTGCACGTCGCCGTAGAGGCGCTCCAGACGGTGGCGGGCCTCGGCGGGTTTAGCGCTGTGCGCCCCAAGAGGGCTATAGATTACCTGCTTGACCCCGGCGTCCAGGCGTTCAAGCCCGCTGCCCCTGGTGGCGATCAGCAGATCCTCAGTGTTGGCTCTGGTGTGGTTTCCACCGTTCATGCGGGTCTGTGCATTCAGCAGATCGAGAAAGTCGTAAAAGTCGGCGACCTCGCCAGCCTCAATGGCTTTGTTGATGTGGTTCTCCGCCAGGGCGTTGAACTTCACCCACGTAAATCCTTTCATCGTACGGATCGTGAATCCCCAGGCCTCCGCCAGCTCCATCGCCTCGCGGTTGTGCGTGCCGGTGTACCACATCGCCAGCACGGCGTTATCAGCAGCCAGTTCCCATACCGGCAGGCGCTTGAGTTCGGTAATACTCATGGTCTGGTAGTGATCGGTGGCGGCGCCGTTGCTCACCTTGTTCCCGTAACTCCACGGCGGATCTGCGTAAATCAGCGAGTAGTTCACATCTCACCTCCGTTGAACTGGCCGGCGAGGTACCAGGACTGCTGGCCGTTATGCCTGTTTCTGTTGCGAGCCAGCGACGCCCGCAGCCTGGCGTATTTCTGGCGCTCGCCGTGTGTGTCCACGATGCTGATGATGTCCAGGCAGACGCCAGCGGCACGGCGAGGAAGACCGCGATCAATCAGGTTATTCAGCTTTGCTTCAAGCGCAGTGAATAGCGCCTGGCGTTGTTCAGGTGTCATTTTCATCATGATCGAAACCCCGAGTTCTCTGGCAGTGAATAATCAACGTCTTTGAAGGTCTGGCGATTTATCCCGGATTCAGCGCCACCAGCGGTGACTGGAGATAGCTTGAGGCTCAGCTCGTCCCATTTTTCCCGCAGCTTTGACGGGCTCAGGATGTTCCTGCACCAGAATGAATCCCGGTTAGCGCGCTTGAACAGAGCGCAGATCTGCTTGTGAGTGCGGCCGTCCTGCGCCACCATCAGGCGAACCTCGTTGGCCCAGGCTGTCCAGTTCGGCTCTTTGGGGCGAACAACCTCCCCGTCAGTCTCTGCGGCCTGCTCATACAGCGTAATAATTTTCGACCAGATGAACTCTGCGCAGGTCAGGTCGTCCTGCGTCCCCCACTGGCGTTTTGCAACGCTGTGAACAACGGCATCGGGATGGAGAGTCAGAAAATCAGTGACAGGATCCTGTGCGTCAGGTTGCGCAGCAACCGGACAAGAGGGTTCTGTAATCTCTGTAGTAATCTCTGTTGTATTCTCTGTAGGATCATCAGTGCAATTTGACCCGATGACAGCGGTTCGTTTTGACCTGATGGATCGCTTCACTTTGACACCTTCCATCGTGTCATTTTGACCTGATGGAGAGGCGCACTTTGACCTCTTCGACTCGGTCACTTTGACCTCATCCAATAATGCGCTTTCGTAGTTGATGGTGTAGTAGTTAGTCATGTCGCGCTGAGACTTGTTTAGCTGCTCGACTCGCAGCACGCCAAGCGTCTTCAGGCGGGTGAATGTGCGTTTCAGAGTTGACTCGGACCAAAACGGGAACTGTTCAAGCCACTGCTCAGTGGTGTTGTAAATCCACCGCACGCCGTCTCGCTCTATGCCGGAGTTTGTCTCTTTAAGCCAATAGTTAACCTGCTGCAGCGCAATGGCCTCGTTCAGACCGATGCTGTATGCGAGATCAGGATTTATCACTATTGGCCGTGATGGCATTAACAGGCTCATTGGCGCTCTCTATTTCCCTGAATTTCCGCTGGAACTGCTCAAGCGGGCTGAAACATTCGTGCTGGTACCCGTCACGCAGGTATATAACGCGTCGAGTCTCTGGCTCCCATCTGATGACCCTGACGTGGATCCCACGGTGGTCACGGAAACGGCGGTCAATCTCGCGCATAACGCCTCCAGCCTGCGACGACGAATACCCACAATGGCCAGCGCCCTGCTGTGGTTACACTCCACCCAGCGGCCTGATAACATGCGCTCATACCGAAACGACGAGGCGCCCTTAACCGGAATGCCTCGTAGTTGCGGGATGCGGTTATTTACCGTTAAACTGCTCATGCGTTAGTTTCTCCACTGTTACGAAGCGCCACGACGCCCGGGGCTGCACACTCGCGGGCGTCAACCATTTCTGGCAGGCAGTACACTCTTGAAATAAGGTTCAGGAACGTCATGAGGGTTACCCGGAACTGATATGCGATATCATTCAGGCTCTCCCATTCTCCTTTATCGACTACCCCGTCATCGATATAATTCCGATATGCCGTGACCAGCTCACCAAGCTGCCCAACCAGATCGGCAAGCTTCAGCCCAATGTCTTCATTTTCATCATCCGGCATAGCGCCAGGGATGTGCGCGCCGTTATCTGTTTCTCGTGATATGGCATCGGCGATATAACTAACGCCAGCCGCCTTCTGAAGGACCATGGCCCACCCCATCGGGAAGATCTGGTCCCCACCAGTGCGCAGCCGGTTAAAAAGCGAGTTCTGCGTTTCATCAAGGATTTCTGCTGCCTCGGCGTAGCCGCCGGGCAGCGCAGCAATGGTCTTTCGGATCGCTGCCACCAGCCAGGCTGGTTGTTTTTCTACTTTCCATTCAGGTTTGTTACCCACGGGTATCACCTCTTGTCTGTGGTTTTATTCAAGCCGCAGGCTTGATAGGATTTTCATGCCGATCTGGATTTGCGGCGCTCAGGAGCCACGCTGCAGTAAACTTCCCTCCAGATGCATTGGCCAACTTCTCGGCGTAGTTGGTTTTTTTGGTGTATTCAGTGCGAGGTAGGCGGGCATTCTTAACCCACTTGTGGATGGCGACAGGAGACTTTCCGCATATCTTTGCGGCAGCGGCTTGTCCACCCACTGCTTCAACTGCCATTTCGACAGGGTTCATATTTCCTCCAATAAACAAAATTAACCAAAAGTTAATATTAAATATTAACTGACAGCTAAGTCAAGTTCTTGGATGATTAACCAATGGTTAAGAGAGACAACACGAAAGAATCATTCACGACTAGACTGATGCATGCCTGCCAACTTGCGGGGTTCACTGGTCATGGAAAAAATACTCAACTCGCCGAAGCCCTCAAGAAGGTAGGCGTAGAGGTTTCTATGCCCGGAGTTTGGAAATGGTTCAACTCACAGGCAATACCCGATTCCGATAAGATTCTGGCCCTCAGTAAAGTTCTTGGTGTAAGAGCGGAATGGCTTGAGTATGGCGCTGGAACCCCCACGGTCCCAGGAGATTCAACGCAAGAGCCGATGCGGCGACAAAGTAAAACTTTCCGTGTTGATGTGCTCGACATAACAGTGAGCGCAGGCCCTGGAAGTTACATGCTTTCCGAGGTTGTGGAAGTACTGACTGCAATAGAGTTCACCAACGAGCACGCGCGAGCACTTTTCGGTAATCGCCAGGCAAAAGATATCAAGGTGATGACGGTTGACGGCGACAGCATGAGCCCGACGATAAAATCCGGTGACCGGCTGTTCTTCGACGTTTCAGTGCGTGAGTTCAAAACAGATGGCGTCTATGCGTTCGTTTTCGGAAAAACGTTTCACGTTAAACGCCTGCAGATGCAGGGAGCGCAGTTGGCTGTGCTATCAGATAACCCACATCTTGAGAAATGGTACATCCAAGAGTCGGATCAGGACCAGTTCTATGTGATGGGCAAGGCACTTCTGCATGAGTCCATTCAGTACGGGAAACTGTGATCGGCATCATACTGCAGACGTACAGGAAGCATGGGTAGGGCGGTGGTGGTGTGTTTGGGTGAGCATTCTTTTGAGGACTGGTGATGGAACTCCCAAAAAATAATGATGGTGCAATCCCTCATGTTATAGAAATAATTCGACGAATCAATGAGGGCTCGACCCAGCCATTTCTTTGTAAATGTGATGACGGGAAACTGTACGTTTTGAAATCAAAACCATCTATGCCGCCAAAGAATCTGGTTGCTGAGTTTGTTGCTGGTTGTCTGGCGAGTGATATCGGGCTCCCCCTTCCAGACTTTAAAGTCGTATTTGTTCCTGAAGAACTAATAGAATATACACCTGAATTAAAACGTGAAATCTCTACCGGTCACGCTTTTGCATCGCAGTACATTGACGGGGCTGTTGCGCTAACTTTTATTCAGTCAAGAAATGAGGCAATCATCCCCATAGAGCAGCAGAAATTGATCTATGCCTTTGATAGATGGGTGTTAAATGCAGACAGAACACTTACTGATAAAGGCGGTAACGTCAACATCATTTACGATGTTGGCAACGATAAGTATTATCTAATTGACCACAATCTATCCTTTGATCAAAATGCTGAACCAGATGATTTTCTTGTTCATGTCTATGGACCGGGAAATCGCAAATGGCAGTATGATTTGGTTGACCGCGTAGAGTACCGTCAAAAAGTTGTTGATGTTTTATGCAATGTCCCGGCGATTTTTGGCGATGTTCCAGTTGACTGGGTAGTAGATGATGATTTTTTACCTTTCGTTAATGGCACCTTAGAAAAGGGTGACCATGATGAATTTTGGAGTGCGATAGCATGACTACACCATGCCTATATAGCATTGTTAGATATGCGCCTTATGCGGAGTCTGAGGAATTCGCTAATATCGGCGTAGTCATGTGCGCACCAAAAGAAAATTTCTTTAACTTTCAAATCACTAAGCGAAACGACTCTCGTGTTAGAGGTTTTTTCCATGATGATGGTATTTTCCCTGTAGCGAAAGATACAATACAAAGAGAGTTGCAGTTTGCAAAATCGCAGGCTAGCCAGATCATTGGGCATCAACAGCTTGCGCAGTTTTTCCGGTACTTTACATCCAAGAAAGAGTCAATCTTCCAGTTTAGCTCCACCAGGGTGGTGCTTAGCGCCAACCCAAATGAAGAGCTTGAAAATATTTACAATAGATATGTGAACCACTCTGACTACACCAAAGAGCGCAGAGAAGATGTTTTGGCCAGAGAGATAAAGCGAAGCATCGATCGAATTGATGGGTTAAAAAACGCCTTTAAACCAGAATCTATTGATGGTTTTTATGCAAAATTCACGATGCCTTTAGTAGCCAAAAAACAAAATTTAATTCAGTGCGCAATCAAGCCGTTGGCCTTCACGCAATCTGAGCCGGGTAAAATGATGGAGCACAGTGACACATGGGTAATGAGAATTACCCGCGCGGCAGAGGAAAATTTACTGGCAACAGAAGATATTCTGTTCACTCTTGAGGTTCCGGACTCTCCAAGCGCAGGGCAACGGAAGGTGATTGATACTATTAAAAGAACAATGGATGCCAAGAAGATTAATCATACCTCTGCTGATAATCTTAGAGATACTATTGATTTCGCTAAGAAAATACTTATTCATTCCTGACCCAGAGCTAACCTAATCTCAACCCGGCCACCGCGCCGGGTTTTTACTGCCATTTCCCTTCTTGCAGTCCTGCTCCTACATCTACAAACACTGGCTTAATAAAAAAATAATTTGTTTAAAAACAATACCATACTACAACCCATGACAAAAATTAACTATTGGTTATTTACAAAAATTATCTAATGGTTAATTATGTATTCATCAACAGCGAACAGGCAGGACGCCCATGAAGTAGCCGCCACCGGCATATGAATAGGTGGATGATTCGCAGAGTATTGTCATTAGGGGTTAAACGATGGACGAGATGGAGTTAAAGCACGTTATAGCTCTTCTGCTCGAAGACGCTAAACGAGTTCAGCAACTAGAGCCGAACTCAGGGACTGAGGCACGCATCATGCTCGCGAAGGAATCGCTAAAGGGAACAATCCGTTCTGCCTACATGCGTGACGCTGAAGTGACCAAGGTCACTCTTTAATTGTTGGGTTAAGTGCTTCAATCCGATGCACCAGCGCCTTGGTGGTGGAGGTAATAACCGGATCCTTGCTCTCATACAACGCCGCGAGCTGATTAAGATTCTCAATAACATTATTTTTTACTGATGGCATAGCTGTTGAAACAGCATGGAGTGCGACGGTAAAGGCATTTTCAAGAGCTTCTATTCGCCGGGCAAGTGTAACGTTATCGATAGGGAATTGTTCCATCACTATTTTCCTTCTTGGTTGTGTGAGAGAACCAAGAATACCACCGAGCCTGACGTGGTGAAAAGACAGGCACCCAACATGAAAGCGCATTTCATCTTCTTTCGGTCGTGGGGACTGGTTTGTTACTGAAGGAGTGCGCTTCCAGTTGTGATGTTCTTAAGCGAGATGCAGCGCCGGTCGACGCAAAGACCCGGAAATCGACTGAGCAACAGCAACTGGTTGCCAATACCAAAACAGATCGGCGGGAAGTAAGCAGATTAGCGATCTGGTGTCACAACATTCATTCCCGATAAGCCCCTTCTACTGAGGAGGTTTATCGGGACTGGAAGAGTTACCACTTGGAGACGGTCCTTATAAATGTCCTGGACAGTGGCGGTACCTGCACCGATAACAGCGGCAGAGGTTCAACTGTGGAAACCGAGAGATGCCAGCTCGCTCGACGGCAGTGACGGCGGGAAGTAGACCGCTGACAGCTGGGAAAGACCAGCACACAACGATGAGGGCATTGACGAGCGAGGCATAGAGTCTGGTTCGATTCCAGACGCCAGGATAGCTCTATATCTGGTGATGGGCAACGAAAAGGTCCGTTCGATTCGGACACCGGTAGTGTTCTCTTCGTTGTGGTAATGCGGCTCAGCGCTCGCGGCAAGGCATCACCTTCACTTTTGCAATGAAGGGTTTCTGTACGGTTTAACGCCGCCGGAGTGCCGACCCGGCAGGTGGAGGCACCACCGCCACAACCAGGCAAATGCTGTGTGTAGCTTGGCGGTACCAGTTCCATCCCTTGATCATTACTGGTACCGCCCTTTTTACAACTGAGAGCGCGCTTCAACTTCCTCTAAGAGGCGTTAGCGTTAAATCCAGATTAACGAGCGCGCTCCCAATTGTGAATTACCGAATATTTTCACCACCTGGTGAGGGTTTCGTGCAACCAAAATCTGCGCGGTGCAGCGCGCATTAATAACGGAGAAACTATCGTGAGCTACATCCAGACGCTATCAGGCAAGAAGTTCAACTATCACACTGCGAACACTGACGATATTGATATTGGAGATATCGCAAATTCGCTTTCTAACATCTGCCGCTTTGCTGGACACCTGCCAGTCTTCTACTCCGTCGCTCAGCACTCTGTGCTTTGCTCGATGATTGTGCCTCCTGAGTTCGCGTTCGAGGCGTTAATGCACGATGCGGCTGAGGCCTATTGCCAGGACATCCCGGCGCCACTGAAAGCATTGCTTCCAGATTATCAAGGTGTAGAGGCTACTGTTGACTACCTGGTGCGAAAAAAATTCGCCCTGCCAAAATATCAGTCTCCTGAAGTAAAAAAGGCTGATCTTGTCATGCTGGCTACTGAGCGGCGCGATCTCGGCATTGATGATGGCAGCAAGTGGGAGTGCCTTGATGGAATCACCCCGAGCCATAAATTTTGCATTGATCCAATGCGACCATTTGAAGCCAAAGAATTATTCATGAATAGATTTCGTGAGCTGAAGTTCGGCTGTTGGGCCGATAGCAAAATAAAAGAACTGGTACATGCAGGGCACGATGTCGCGGCAGAGCTAAAGGCAGAATGTGGCTCTGTTGACGTCCGTGACACGGCTCAATTAATCAGAGATCTCGCTACCCAGCTTGACGTTACGTTTTTGGCGCTAACCGAATCGGAGCGCCTGCGCAAAATTGATTCAGAGGTGCGCCGTGGCTAACTCATTCAAGGCGATGATCAAAGGCGGTGTTATCAAGCGCTCTGATACCGGCATGTTTATCGGTATCCACGATATCCACGTTAAGCCGGATTTTAACAAACGTGAAGACGACGAGCGCACCAGGCTGGCCGACGACGATCTGTTTAGCTTCCTGATGAGTGGCGGAACAGTTCCTCCCCTTGAGGTGGTTGCTCGCGATGATGGAGGCGTCTGGATTGTTGAGGGTCACCGCCGCCACCGCTGCTATCTTCGCTGCCTTGAAGCAGGAAAGCCGGTTGATCGCATTCACGTCATGCCATTCAACGGCAGCGACGTAGATCGACTGGCGCGCATCATGACTTCGAACAATCAGCTTGCACTATCCACGCTTGAGCAGGCCGCTGTTATCAAGGAACTGGCGGCGTTCAACCTGACCAGTGCCGAGATAGCCAAGCTGGTAAATAAGTCTCTTCCTACTGTCGAAAAGCTGCTGGCGCTGAGCGTCACCGATCATGCAGTACAGCAGACTGTTAAAAATGGCGAGGTCTCTGTTGATGTCGCCCTGCAGCGCGTTGAGGAGTTCGGATCGAAAGCAGCAGAGAAGCTCGAAGAGGATAAGGCTAAGGCAGCAGCCGCTGGAAAGAAAAAAGTTACCCGATCTCTCATCGCACCTGAAATCAGCGTCAAGAAAGCCCGCCGTCTGGTTGAACTGATGGCGATGGCAAGCATCACCGAAGACGGCGTTATGACCCTGGACGGTATCGCCCTGGCCGAGGCGCTGGACATCATCGACGAACAGAAACGCATCGCGGAAAACCGCAGTAAGGCCGCAGCATGAAACTAACATACGAACAACTGGAGCAGGAACTCGCAGCGGCAAGGCATCAGATTGAGGCGCTGGTGGCGGAGAATTGGAATATGCGGGACACACTACGCCAATTAATAGCTGGACGCCCTGGAGGATGCTATTTCATCAAATGGGAGCCGCTGTGTTTTAAAGCGCTCAATGAGTCCCCGGACACCGACGCGGCGATTGCTGAAATCGGGGCCAGAGCACTGGACGCCCATGCTGATGATTTGCGTTCAAAAATCGGCAACCCTGCGTTCAATGATGCTGCGCATTCGTATGCGGCACGTCGGGCCAATGAGTTCGCACAGCAGCTGCGCGCGGAGGCATCCAAATGAGCCACCAAATTAAACATCCCGCGATTCGCTACCACGGAGGCAAATTCCGTCTGGCACCGTGGATCATCAAGCAGATGCCTGAGCACGTCTGCTACGTCGAACCGTTCGGTGGCGCTGCTGGCGTTCTGCTGCAAAAGCCTCGCAGCTATTCAGAGGTCTATAACGACCTCGACGGCGAGGTAGTTAATCTATTCCGCGTGCTGCGTGACACTGATCTTAACCAGCAACTGCAGGAAGCCTGCGCGCTGACGCCGTACTCACGTGATGAGTTTTGCGCTGCCAGAGAAGCTGTTGCGGATCCGGTTGAGCGAGCCCGCAGGATGGTCGTTCGGTCCTGCATGGGGTTTGGTTCGGCTGCCGGAATCGGCGGGCAGTCCGGTTTTCGCAGCGACAGCAGACGGAAATATGCCACAGCTGCGCATCTGTGGGAGCGCTACCCGGCGAATCTTGGCGCAGTATGCCAGCGCATGCAGGGTGTAATCATCGAGAACAAGGATGCGCTGGAGGTAATGCGCGCTCATGACGCAGAAACCACGCTGCACTACATCGATCCGCCGTATGTGCCGGAAACCCGCGTGCAGGGGAATCGCTACTACAACCACGAAATGACCGCTGAGGGCCATGAGCAGCTGCTGGCCGTAGCCGAAACGTTACAGGGTATGGTGATGATTAGTGGCTACGACACAGAGTTGTATAACGACATGCTGGCCAGTTGGTCGAAAGTGACCAAGCCGTCGCGCATCAGCGCCGGGCGCGGCACGAAAGTGCGAACAGAATGCCTCTGGCTTAACCCGGCAGCACAGAAGAAACAGGAGCGAGCAGCATGACAACTGATATCAAAGAGCTGATGCAGGCGCTGAGAATAGCCGCTGAGCGCGCAAAATCCGCAGCGGAAAAATCCGCTAATGGCGAGATCAACCCTGCAGAGTTTGCGCGCCAGTGTTCCGAGTTCAATTTATTAGGCGACAATTACCCCGTCCGCATCGCGACAATTACTCTGGCCTGTTTGTAATCTGAGCGTCCTGTTTCTTCTTTCCAGGGAGAGGTTGTGACGCTGAATACCAGACAGGTCAGTTTTTACAT